CCGATTGACAAGCCGATGGTGTCGATTTCCCCGATCGCTTTCGACAACTTCTTCAGCGACTTGTTGTCGCGGATCGCCTCGCGGTAATGCAGATCGTCCTGGCTGGAGATATTGCGTTTGATGACCGCCAGCGACGCCTGGCTGGCCAATGTTTTAAAATCGCCGTCCGAACTGGGCGTCCGGGTGAAGAAATTGCCGCCCTTGTCTTTCAGCCAGCCCGCGAACTGGTCGGTCCCGGTCGTGTCCAGTTGATGCCAGAATGTCGTGTTGAAATCGCGGAACGTCATGTTCAGTTGATGTCCGAGACCGGTGATCATGTCGCCGAACGAGTTGGTAAAATCTATCGTGTTTTGCTTGTTGCCGCCGTCCTCGGTGCCGCTCTTGCCGATCGTCATCTTGCCGGCGCTGTAGCGGCCCTTGGTCCACTCGGTCGGCTGCGGGATCTTCTCGCCCATCATAAAGGTCATCAGCATGTCCCAGATAGGCGCGGCTATCGCGGGAAAGATGACTGACATCAGCGGGGCGAGCAAATGCCCGGCCGTGGAGGGCTTGCGGTCCGGGAACAGCTTATGCCCCAGGTTCATTATCCCGTTTTTCAAGGGCGCCATCAGCTTGAACAGTGGGAAAAAGTTACCGACCATATCCGTGATGCCGTTCTCTATGCCGACCATATTTTCCAGTGACTTATTGCGCCCCGGCCCGCTCATCTTAAATTCGCCGGCACCAGGGATCAGTTTTGCCAGACTGCCTAGCGCCGCCCAACCTGAGCCGCCGCCGCCCGCGCTGCTGAAACTGAAACCGCCGCCAGAACCGGAGCTGAAGAACTGGCTGAAAAGCCCGCCAAGGCCGCCGCTGGCCGGGTTTTGATATGACATCAGCGGCCCGTTGCCCTTGAAATAGCTGCCGCCGGAAGACGACCCGCCAAACAGGCTGCTGAACCAATCGCCGATGCCGCCGCCGCTCGATGACCCGCCGAACAGACCGCTAAATAAACCGCCGATGCCGCCGGATGATCCGCCGGAACCGCCGGAGGTGAACGCGCTTTGCAGCATCTTTTGAATGCCCTGGGCAAAGTTCTGGGCAAAGACTTTATTCAGCGAGCGCTTGATGTTGTCGAAAAAATCCTCGAAGCTGCCCAGCGCATCGCCGTTCAGCAAGTTCTCGAACATATTCGCCAGCGCATCCTGGATGTTCTCCGCCGCCCGCTTCCAGGCTGCCTCCATGAAGTCGGCCGATTTCTGGCTGCCGTCATTGGTAATGCCTACCAGCCGCTTTTGCCCCTGGAGCCGCTGCTGCAAGTGCCTTCTGACCTCCTCGGGGTCCAGGTCAGGATTGTTCTTGATCGTATCGGCCAGCTCTTTTTCTAGATCTATCTGTTCGCGAATTTCTTCGTTGTTCAGCCCACGCGCCTTCAGCTCTGCGGCTAGATTCGCCAAATACCCGCTTTGGCTTGCACTGGTGCGCAACTCATCCAGGTAATCGAGCTGCTTCCCGTAGTCGTCAATAATTTCATTCCGGCGCTCTTCCGCATCCATTTCGTCCCATTTGACTTGTAGCGCAGCCTTGATCGACTCAGCCTCGGCACCCTTGGCCTTGGTCAAGGCATTGGTCAACTCGACCGCGCGCTGACGGGCTTTGTCGTTCAGCCCGATCAGCGAGGTTTCAAACTGGATTTGTTCGATGGTTTTGGCGATTTCGTCGCGGCGGCTCTCCTCCGCCTTAGCAAATTTTTTCGCTTCCGATGCCGCGCCATTGCTGGCTTTGCCATGCTGCTTCAACGATTCGATTTCAAGCTTTTCTTGCACATAGCGTTTTTGGCCTTCGGCATCCAAGCCTTTAATCGCCGTCGCCTCCAGCTCATACGCTTTACGCAAATCACCTTTCGCCTTAAGCAGCGCAATATCCGTATCGAGGAGCGCTTTTTTGGATTCCGCTTCTTGCTGCTGTTTAGCCAGCTCGGCGGATTTTGCTTGCTGATCCTGTAGAAATTTTTTATATCCTGCATCCAAGCCTTGAGAAGATGGCGGAGCCTTATCAAGCCCTAAATAGCTGTCGGCAACGGACGCCGATATACCTTGTTGTAATTGATAATGTTGCTGTTTGATCGCTGACAAATCGCCAAACCGACCGGACAAAACGGCCCCGGCCGCACTGAAACCATATTGCGCCAAATTGATCATGTGGGCGATCGATCCTGCAACAACATTGGCCGCGCGCCGAACAGACTCGAACTGATCGAGCAGGCTGGCAAACTGCCAACCCGCAAAAACGGCAATGCCGGCGTTCAACACATTCATCGGCGATAGCAGCGCCTTGATCGATCCAAGCAACGTGGCATTCGCCGCCCCTTGCGCCGCCGCCGCTGCCGCCGCCGATTCTTGCGCGGTCGCCAGTGCCGCTTGCGCACTACCCAGCGCCGCAGCCTGCGCGGTCTGTTGAGCCATAAGCACGTTCAGTTGCTCGGTCAGCAGGATATGCCGACTGATGGTAACGCTGGCGGCAATTTTGGCCTGTGTCTGCGCGATTTCGGCATTTGTCGCCGCCAACGCCGCGGCGACGGCAGCAGTGTTGGCCTCGGCATTGGCTAGCGTTGCCGCCGATAACTGTACGGTTCGCTCCAGGTCCAACGTAATCGCAGCCGCATGGGCGCGCTCTATTTCGATGGCCGTTAGTTTTGCCGCCACATACTGCCCGATCGCACCGACCAATTGCCCGGCAAAAACAGCCAACGCAACCTTGCCGAGCGTAACGATACTATCCAGCACTGGAGGCAGATTCGTAGCCAATGCCTGAAACGCATTGGCTAGACCATGAGTCGCCGACGAACTCGAATCGACGGAATGAATGTATTGCTCGAATTGCGTGCGGACATCTTGCAATGCCGCGCCGACTGTCATCGGCAGGCGCTTGTATTCCCCGTCGATCACCTGTGATTGGCTCATGATGGCCTGCATAAAACGGCCAGCGGTTAACTCGCCGTTTTCCGCCATTTTGCGTAATTCGCCCACGTTGACGTTCAACCCGGCAGCGAGCGCATAGGCCAAGCGCGATCCGTTCTCCATAATGGAATTGAACTCGTCTCCGCGCAATACGCCAGACGCCAGAGCTTGCGATGTTTGCCGTACAACAGAGGACAACTCGCCCGCGCTAGCGCCTGAAATCCGTAGTGCTTGCGCCATTGTCTCGGTCAACGCCGTGGTAGCGCTGGCCGTGCCGCCCATCGTTTCCATTGCCTTGTTGACGCGGGAAAACAACGTGGCATTCGCGTCGAATGACGTATGAGTACGTAAGCTGATGTTGACCAGCTCTTGATATGAGGTTGCAAAATTCTGCGCGCTGCTGGTTGCCACTTTGATGCGGCCCTCAAGCAATTTCATCGAGTCAGCCGTTTCTATCAATTGCTTACCAGTTTGGTACAAGGCTATGGCGGACAAACCGGATACCAACCCGCGTAGCGCGCCATTCAGGTCGAGCGTATTGCGCGCCATTTGGCTGAGCGATTGGCCAGCATTACGCGCTTCTGAGCTGGTATCGCGTAGGGAGTTTCGTAGCTGTTGATTGCCGGAGGCACTACCGCGAGCCGATTCGCCCTGCTCGCGCGTAGCATTCGACAGGCGATTAAGATCGTCCAACAGTAAACGCACCTGTCCATCAACCTCGCGGCCGTCCAGCTTGATCTTGATGCCCAGTGTAATGTCGTTGGCCATGATGCTATTTCGATTTGCTGTTTAGAATCGGCAACGCCGCCTGTTCCATGACCTGCACCGCCGCGAATATTGCATTATGTTTGCGTTTCGGCAGTGTTAACTCGATGACCGATTTAACACCCTGATAGTCCATGCCGAGCACGCCGCCCATCGGGCCGTGGCGCCACTGGGATGCGCAACGGAGAAACACCAAAACCGCGTCCCAGTTGGCCGGATCGACCGCAAAATCCGGATCGTCCTCCTCGATCGCCGGCAGCTCGATCCCGAGCAGCGCCGCATCCTCGATCAATTGCCCGCCGTCATCCTTGCCGCCGCGCGCCCAATACTCGGCGGCGGCAATCAGTTTTTTCTTTGCTGGCCGCCGTTGACCGATTCGACGAACGCCTCGGTAATCAAGCGGTGAATCGACGGCACGCCGTTCAGCAGCGCGCGCAGGTTGTCGCGGTTGAACACGGTATCGCCGCCGATCTCGACATCGCGCCAACCGAGCACGAACCGCAACAGATAATCCAAATCGGATTCGATCACCTCGGCGCCGGTGCGCAGCTCGGACTCGCCATCGGGGCGAATGATGTCAATGAATTCCTCGCGCTCGACGCGCTTGAAAATCAGCGTGATGGTGTGGGCTTGCTTGCGGCCCTTGGCGTCGATCAGGCTAAATTTGACCGGCCATTCGTAGGTGTCTGATAAATCGAGTTTGAACATGGGTGCCCCGTGCAGTGGATTTGAAGTCCGGGACAGTGTAGCGGGCGGGGTAAAACGGGATAATCCGAAAGCGTTCGGAACAGGGCTTTTTAGTGGAGGCCGGGCGCGGTGCCCGGCCTTATCATCCCCTTTGGAAAAAGGGGATAGAGGGGGGATTTATTTACTGCAAATGCGAATTTCGTCGTTGCCGGCGGCGCCATACGGCGTAAACGACAAGCCCGCGTCGAACATCACCACGCCGTCAGAGTCGGAGTATTTCGGCTGCTTCAATTGAATATTTCGGCCGGTAATGCCGACGATGTTGCCGGCGGTCTGGCCATGCTTGACGCCAAATACGCCGTAGCTGGCATTTTTGGCGGCAGTCCACCAGTCCTTGGCCGCGACCGATGTCGCCTCGATCGACACGTTGCCGACCGGCTTGCGATCGGTAATCAAGACCGATTCCGCGCCGACCAGTTGCCGGTGGATCACGGTGTTGGCAATATCGAACGTCAGCGACTGCATCACCGCGCCGGCATAGCCGTGCAGGTTAAGGTCGGTCGTGTTGGCGGTCGATACCGCGTCCGGCGTTTGAAAGCCCCCATAGTTAACCGACGGCAGCGCGGTATCGCTGATGGTGCCGAGCAAGCCGGTAAACGTCCATTTGAATTTGGGGATTTGCTTGGATGCCAAACCGAGCGACACCGTGCCGCGCGCGCCGAGCAAAATATGGCGCACGCCGTCGCGGGCGAAATAGATCGTGGCCGAGGTATTGGCGGTCGCGGTACCGAAGCCGCTATTGGGCGTGTACATCACGCTCACGCCGATGCTATAGCCGCTGGTCGCATCCGGGGCGACGGCCCAGGCCGTTGCGAGCGTGGCGATTTTGCTCGTGCCGTTGTAGCTGACGATCTCGCCCTTCTGGCCGCTGCCGGTGCCGGCGGTCAGGCTGAGCGTCATGCCGGTGTAAAAATCATCCACGGCCGATGCGCCGGCCGCCAGTTTGATCGTGGTCGTGGAGCCTCCGGTTTGGGCGGTGCCGGTAATCGCGGCGGCGGTGATCGTCTCGCTAAAGTTGCACGCCTTCAGCAGCGAGCCCCAGGCCGGTGGGGTCGCCGCCGCGCCTGAGCCGGCGATCTCGGTTTCAAAGCTGACCATCGCGTAATTTTCAACGCGACTTTGGCCGGATGAACCAAACCACGGGCGTGTAAAGTCGCGCTCGACCTGGTTGCCTTCCAGCGGTTGAATATCCGGAGCGCTACATAAAATAGACTCGGCGGCAGTCGGCGTGGCATCGCTGCCATAAGCCGCCTCCAGTTTGACGAGGATCGCGGTTTTGCGGGTTGCAAACATTATTTAGCCTCCGACTGTTCGGGCTCTGGTTTTTTGGCTTTGGCCGTAGCCTGCGCTTTCGCGTCCTGTTCGGCTTGCCATTGTTCGATCGGAACGCGCACACCCCTATCAGGGTCGACGACGAATGTTCCGGCGTGTCCGGCGTATGGGTCTTGCATATCTATGTCCTCAAATCGAGCGAATATGATGCGCGGTGCGGTAGCTGTCCTTGGTGATGAAAAAGCCGTTCGCGAACGAGATCAGCTTGTGATCGACCTTCTCGATCATTTCATAGCCGGCCGGCTCCCAGCCGAGCAACGCGGTTTTAACCAGATCGCGTAGCGCCTGGCTGACATCGTCGGCATCGCCGCCGCGGCCGTCCTGCACGTTCTTGACCGTAATCACCACGCCAAGCTGAATCACCTCGCGCTGCGACACGGCATTGCCTAATTTGTTTGCGCCGGCGGTCGAGCCTTCCTGAAACACATAACAGCCGGGAGCGGCGATGCGCCCGGCCAGAATGTTGGTCAGTCCCGCCGCCCCGGCGACTTCCCTGAAGCCTTCCACTTGGGCCGCGATGCGGGCCTCGACCAGGGCGCGTAGCGTGCTCACCGTTAAAATCCCGCCAGCGTCTGTTCAGAGAAAATCCGCTCGCGCTCGGTAAACTCCACATCGCCGGCCGATGCGCTCGATGTCGGATTGCCGATATCGAACAGCACCACACCCTTGACGTAATCGTCCAGGACTTTGAGTGCACGGTCGTAGGCTTTCTGCACCAGGTCAGGGATGATATCGTCGTGCAGGTGAAACCGGCTCATATCCTGGGCCAGGTTTTTCAGGTCAGCGCTGGCCGCTGCCAGCGGTAGCGGCCAACCCTTCACGCGCAGGCGCTGATTGATTTCCGCATCGGCCTTGGCCAGTGCGGCCGACAATACCGTTGTGTCGATCACGCCGGTATTATTGCGATCGGTGAGCTGAATCAATTCCGTCTCGCCGAATGCGGTGATCAAATCGTCCTGTGTGCAGTAGCTCATCGGTTACTTGTCGCCGGTTTGGGCGCCGCCGTCGCCGCTATCCTTCGG